ATACTAGGGGCATCGACGATACTAGACGCATCATCCGCGATTCGGCGTATCCGCCTATGTCCGGCGGAATCCGCGTAACGGTTGTGGACGAGGCCCACGCACTGACTAAGGATGCTATGAACTGTATGCTCAAGCCTTTAGAGGATCCGCCAAGCCACCAGTATTATTGCCTCTGTACTACTAACCCGAATAAATTATTGCCGACGATTCATACCCGTTGTGTTCATGTACCTGTTAAGCCGTTGTCTAGTGACGATATATTTGATATGCTGGACGATACGATTATACGGCATAAATTGGATGATCCCGGCGAACCCGTCCTGGACGCAATCGCCGAGAGGGCCGATGGATGTCCCCGCTCGGCATTAAATATGTTGGAGCAATGTCTTGGCCTGCCGGAAAAGGAGGCATTGAAGGCAATTAGTAATTTCCGCACAAAAGAGCAGCAGGCATTTAGTTTATGCCAGATGCTGATAAAAGGAAATGACTGGAATAAGATCGCCCCGGCGTATAATAGATTAGAAGAGAAAGACCCTGAAGGAGTGCGGCGGATGCTTTTGGCTTATCTTAAATCGTGTTTGTTGAAGACTAAAAAGCCAACTGATGCCGCTAGGTATGTCGGTATGATCGAGGAGCTAGCGGACGTTACCTATGATCTTGGTGAGCCTAAATTATTAGCTATGATGTGGCGAGCAGCCCAGGTGGGTAAGGGAACGTAAATGGGCTTGTATCCCGAAATCCAGGCTGTGTTTGATGGGGATTCGGACGGTTGTATCGTCTGTGCCGACTGCCGCCAAGCTTTATTACATATCCCATCTGACAGTATTGATGCGATAGTAACCGATCCGCCTGCCGGGATTGCTTTTATGGGTAAGGCATGGGACAAGGATAAGGGTGGACGCGACCAGTGGGTTGGGTGGATGACGGATATTGCCGCTAAGTGTTTGCGTGTCCTTAAACCCGGCGGGCACGCTTTGGTATGGGCGATTCCGCGAACGTCGCACTGGACGGCCACGGCGTGGGAGGATGCCGGTTTCGAGGTGCGAGATCGGGTGTCTCACTTGTTTGGTACGGGGTTTCCGAAAAGTTTATACGTTGGAAAGGCTATCGACAAGGCGGCGAGGGCGAAAAGGGAAGTGGTGGGGAATAGGCCATATACTATGCCTAAAGCCGACAATACTATGCCCGAAAAGAGTTACGGGATTAGCGGCGGAAAACTGGCCAACGGAACAACGGCTGAGCGTATTGTGCCAACGATCACTGCTCCCGTCACCGAATCCGCCAAACAATGGGATGGTTGGGGCACGGCCCTTAAGCCCGCTTGCGAGGACTGGTGGCTACTCCGTAAACCCTTGTCCGAAAAAAGCATAGCCGCGAATGTGCTGAAGTGGGGGACGGGAGGGATAAGCATAGACGCATGTAGGGTAGGAGAGAATCCTGGTTATAAGTATCGGGCAGATGCTAATGGCACTATTTTTCATGGACAACAAGGCAAGCGAATACGGCAGACGGCTGAGAAGAAGGGAGCAGAGTTTGTTGAATCAAGTAAAGGTCGCTGGCCCGCGAACGTAACCCACGACGGCAGTGAGGAAGTGCTGGCGGGGTTTCCGAATACCGGCGTTTCGGCTGGCGGTCGTTCGGGGCATACGGCGGCCTATGGGGGTGGGTATAGACGAGAATACTATGGTGATGAGAAGCCGGGCTTTGGTGACTCCGGCTCCGCCGCCCGGTTTTTCTACTGTGCCAAAGCTAGTAAATCCGACCGCGGTGCCGATAATAAACATCCCACTGTTAAGTCTACTAAACTTATGGAGTGGCTTATAACTTTGATTACCACGCCGGGCGGGATTGTGCTGGATTGCTTCGCCGGTTCAGGTAGTACGTTGGTTGCGGCGAAGCGTCTTGGATTCTCATTTATTGGTATTGAACAGTTAGAAGAGTATTGCCAGATAGCGCAGACACGGGTTACTAATACAAAAATACCAAAAGTAAGTTTCTTCTAGGCGTATAATGAGAAGGATAGAATAATGGCAAGCAAAAGGGTTTGGATTAAGTATTGGATGTTGACTACTAGTAAGGCATACGCCGGACCATATTTTAATAGGAAAGCCCGGGATGCCGCGAATCTAACATTATTCGGCGGTATGGGCAAGGTAAAATCATATAAGGCATTGGCAGAAAGAATTACAAGCAAGGAGAAAGAGAATGAGAAGAAACAGAGATGACAGACGTAAGGCAATTGAGCAGGAGGCCGAAGGCAGTCGCAGAGAGGGCGGCGGATTTGGCGGGTCAAAGTATATTATTAGCGAAGATGAATTGGCGAAGCTAGGCGTTAGGAAATATATTGTTGATTCCGGCGAGAACCCGAAGGAGGGCCGCACGCATAGTTGGTCATTCCTGGAACCGAATCCTAAGGACCCTTGCGTGGTTGGTTTGGGTTTGTATATTCATTATAGGATCGGCGTTAATGAGGAATCCTTTCTATGTCCCAGGTTTATGAAAAGGGAGTTTGAGCGGCTGCAATCGGCGTGGCCCGATGCAGATTTTCCAATCCCGGATGCTATTAAACATGGTAGATGCCCAATCTGTGAGAAAAGGGATGCTAACATAGCTTACTATAAGGCTGAACGGGAGGCTATGTCGGAGGAAGATCGGAAGGCATGGCATAAGACGAATATCCGTAATTTGGAACCGTTTAATGGTGGATTCACCGACCCGAAGCCTAATCGTTATCTTGGGTGGATTGTTGATGAATCTGAGGGCGGCGACCGGCTCGATGATGGTGTGCAGCTTGTTGAATTCGCTACAGGCGGTCGGAATAATCCCGGCGTACATAAGGGCTTGATGGACCAAGCTGTTGTCCGTGAAAGCGGTGAGGTTTTGGATGTGCTTGATCCGTCGGAAGACGGCTACAAATTTAGCTTCTATCGTTCCGGTAAAACACAAGCAGACATATCATATAGCGGCCATAAATTGAAGCCTCGTCGGGAAGCGCTGGATGATGAATGGTTGGATGCCGTGCCCAGGTTTACTGACGTATTGGTATTCGCCGGATACGATACAATTAAAGAGGCTTTTATCGGTGTCGCGGATACACCGGATGATTCTGCAAAAATAGATCAGCGGAGACAAGAGGCTGAAGAAGTGTCCGATAATTTAGTCGAGGCTTACCAAGGGGAGAAGCCGCGCAGGCGTCGTAGACGTAGCGAATCGGACGACGAGCCAAACCCTACCGAACCTGCCCCTGGTGCGGAGAAGATCACGACGGCGGACCGGAATACTGCCGAGAATAGTCCACGCCGACGGAGGCGGGCGGAGCCGGAACCTGCAGATGATGAACCAAGCGAAGAGGCCAAGGCGTTGGCTAGACGTGTTCGCAACCGACAAAGACGAAAAGAGGAGTCAAATAATGGCTAATGATGAAATTATCAAACAGACAATAGAGAGGATTAAGGATATTTTGACGGCGTTCCAGCAAAATAATTTATCATCTGATTATCAGGAATTGTTGGATGTGCTTGCGGATAATGCTGATAACTGGGCAGAAAGAGGATTTCATACATGACTGATATAAATGATTTGAAAACCAAGCTGGCTATACATCTGGAGGATTTGCACCATGATGCACAGAATCAGCCGACGGATGCTTGTGATGCGGGCGAACTTGCGGCGACCGCGAAGGCGGATGCGAAGAGGGCTAAAATTGAATTGGAGGAAATCAGGGCGATAACACAACGAACTGTCCGTGCCGATCCTTCTAAGTATGGGATAGACAAACCTACCGAGGCGGCAATTGCCGCGGCAGTCATGGTTGATATGAATGTAGCTAATGCTGAACGGAAATACATAGACGCCCAGGAAACGGCCGATAAGGCAATGGCCTTGGCTGATGCCTTTGAACACCGCAAGTCGATGTTGACTGCTGAGGTGAAATTATGGCTCAATAACTATTGGGGGGATGTATCCGTAAAGGAACGGACAATGGCCCCTGTTGTTGATACCGTCCAGAAGGTCGGGTTCGATCAAGCTCAAGGACGGCGAAGACGCCCGATAGAGAAAACGGCACCACACTGAAATCTATAAGGGAAAGGCTGAGAAGCAGGGGACAGAGAAAATGATGGTACAGAAAAAACGATGTGATCTCACGCCGACTGGTGATGATGAAAGTTATTCATTAATCTGTAGGAAGAGGTCGTCGGACAATGGCGGACAAGCATTTCCGATGCATGAACGTGACGATGCGCTTGTTGGTATGACTTTGGCAGACTGGTTTGCGGGACAGGCGAGTCAAGAGGACATAGTGAGACAATTACCTACTACTCGCGGGGAAATAGCTAGATTGGCCATTAAACTGGGTTTTAT